AATAATGGCACTGTCATGGGTGTAGGAGCAAATTTACAAGGGCAGCTCGGCAGGGGGTCCACTTCAACATCAGAGCAGTATGCAGCTCCTGTTGAATTTGGTACCAATGGTGTCCTTGGCAATGTTACTAAAATAAGTACGGGCTTATCTCATGTTTTATTTCTTGAGTCATCAGGAAGAGTTCTGGGAGTCGGAAATAACTCCAATCAACAAATAAGTTTAACTACACTTGACAAACTAAGCACGCCACTGTATATTACCCACTCTAGCTCAAGGCCCCAATACCATACAAACATCCAAGGTTCTGATGACTATTATTATGAGCTTGAAGATGCAGTGGATGTAGCAGCTGGGTCTTCTTACTCATTATATGTAAAAAGCGACGGTAGCGCATGGGCCCAAGGGAGCACTTACTCAGGTCAATTAGGTCTTGGTTATTCTGGATCGGGTAATATTGAGTATCCGGTCCGCGTGCTTGAATCGGGCGGTTACAGTGTAGGGTATAGCGCGAATTATTTATCTAGTTTTGTTGTCGCTGCCGCAGCCGGAGAGTCGATTAGCTATCTACTTATAGACGATGGTTCGGTAAAAGCTTTTGGTGACAATACTTATGGGGCACTGGGTAATGGTGGCAGTGGTAGCAGTTCTAACATCCCTGTCGATGTTATGATCAATAGTACAGATAAACTATCAAATATCATAGCCATAGAAGCAGGTAATCAACATGTTTTATTTCTAGATAGCTCTAATGAAGTCTGGAGCTTAGGAAGAAACGTGTGGGGAGAACTAGGGAATGGCAACAACACAGGAACACATGCTTCCTATGCTACAAGAGTTGTAGACAGTAGTGGCAATCCACTACAGGGCATTGTTCAGATAGAGGCTGGAGTATATAATTCTTTATTTCTAGCAAGTGATGGCACTATATACGGTTGTGGCCACGGAGGGTATGGACAATACGGAGACGGCACAATTGGAAACACATCAATTAGCGCCATTGCTACTGGATTTTCTTTGTAATATATGTTAGATATACGTGTAATATAGTAGGTATGGCCACTAATAATTTTAATTTTGATATATCTGCACTAGATTCGTCCACATTTAATGGCAATACAGTTAATGTTTTTAAAGTTAACGGACGACAGCTTTGGTATAAACATACAGAAAAAAATAGCTACAAAAACCAAGGGTATGAACCAGGTCAAGAATCTGACTATATTGGGCCTGATTACGGAATATTTAACGACAAGGATTACAGCATACATCAGCCTGATCCAGGGTTTAAATATATTTACGATCAAGAGGGCTACCGATATGCAATTCGGTCGATTCATGATGCAACATTTTATATTAGCCAATTAATTACAGTTGACGGGATCACTAAGGCTATCCAGTCTATGGATGGCTCATATATCTGCTTCAATGACAACGATTGTATAGATTTAAATAATCTTGGCAATACTTTTGTTCAGGTGTCTGCAACTGGCATAGATCGTGACGGAGATGGTATAGACTCCTCCGTAGATTTAAACGATAATGACAATACTATTGGTAGATTTGCATTTTTAACAATTAATACAGATTCCTCCGAAGGTACTGAGACCCAAAATGGAGAAGATATTTCTTACAAAGGATATCTTCCTGGGACACAAATCACCCTGCAAGCTACAGCTGGATATCAAAGAGTTTTTGATCGGTGGATCACTAATGATTTAAATCTCACTGAATCAGAGGCTAAATCTACAAGCATTACATTCTCAATGCCTCAGCACCATGTAAGCATTACTCCATCTTACAATTTCATTGATTCAGGTCAAGCGAATTATGGTGTAAAGTTTTTAAACCAAAATCCAGATGCTGGAATTACTCAGGATACAGGTTTCGGGATATACTCAGAAAAGCAAGAAGTTATTATCATTGCTGAGCCAAAAGCTGGGTATAAATTTGAGGGCTGGCAAAGCGGCGATGTTAATATTTTTGAAAATAATGATCAGTCCTTGGTTGACAGTATAGGTCAAACCAATATAGCCTCAATTGGTGTATTCACAATGCCCCAAAAGTCTGTCGAGATTGAAGGTGTTTTTACAGCCTTACAATACTCGGTCAATGTCATTGACTCTATCGAGGGCTCTGCTTCAGGCGGGGGCTTAAAGGACTACCAAAGCTTAGTGTCCTTATCTCCGAACCCTTCTGACAGCAAATACACTTTTGTAAGTTGGGAAGTTGAAGGAATATCGCTTTCGGCAGCTCAAACATCAGATCCTGACCTTACATTTGTAATGCCCCCAAATGACGTCTCCATTAAACCTATTTTTCAAAGCAATGAATACTCTGTGGTGATTAGTTATTCTAAGACTGACAATGGGATCGGTTACATAGGGAATGACAAGCTTATATTATCTGGGACTTTTATGGCGGGAGACACTTTTGCAGTTACGGCAGAAAGCGCCGACCCAAGCTATAATTTTAATGGGTGGACTAGTACTGAGATTAATATCCTCAGTCAGGATGAAGCTTTAAGCCTTACTATGCCCGATCAAAATGTAGTCCTCAACTTTAATTATAGCAAAATAACATCATATATAGAAGCAATATCAAGCGACGAAAATTTTGGACTAGTCTATGGATCTGCACGTAAAGAGGCAGGAGATAGCATACAGCTAACCGCCCTTCCTGTAAACGGGTACGAACTTGATACATGGGAGATTCTGACAGCTGGAGCATCAATCCCGACCCTTGATACAACTGACAAAAAACCAACATTTATAGTACCAAATCAAGACACGGTAATTAGGGCTAATTTTGTTGTAGCCGAATACACTGCTACAGTTATTGGTATTGATGGAATAGCTGATGTTTCAGGAGATGGTGTTAAGAGTTACGATGAAGAAGTTACGGTTTCACTTACCAACATTGCTCCTGGTACAGAATTCTTACATTGGATATATCAAGCAGATGGGGAGCCTGCAGCTATTCTAAATGATTCATCGAATTTTCCCAGTTTCTCGTTCAGAATGCCCCCGAGAGATATTACCCTCACATTAGTGGCCGATGCCCCATCGTATAACCTTACAGCAACTATATCTTCTGCTCAATTAATATTTGGACAGAAAACATCACAAACACTTGAGTGGAATGCCAACCAAGATTTATCAGATATTTATATTGGTGATACTATATATTTATCCGCATTCTCTGATTCTGGACTGAATGTGGAATTTGCGAGCTCCGACCCATTAATTGGAGCAATCACTGACCGAAACAAGCTTACTATCTTAGGTGTTGGTGATTTTGATATTACAGCAAGTCAACCTGGCAACTCTAAGTTTTTACCAGCGGATAGTTTAACTCAAAGCATTACTGCTCAAGATAGAGACTCGGATGGTGATGGAGTCATGGATTCAATCGATCCTCATCCATACCAACAGCCTCAAGTTATCACTTTTGATGCAATTAGTGACCTCAACTTAGCATTATCAGAATACCAATTACAAGCATCATCCTCATCCGGCTTACCTGTTACATATAGTATCACGAGTGGATCAGGCACGATTATTGATTTTAAGGAAATCGATACCGGTGTATTCTCTGGAGACACCATAATGCTTTTATCCGAAGGTCAATTCACAATAGAAGCCTCACAAGATGGAAACGAAAACTTTCTTCCGGCAGAAAATATATCCATAACAGCTAATGTTACAGCGGCGGTGCAGTACAGCCAAAGTATATTTGACTTTACTTTAGATTCTTCTTATTATGTTTCAGGTGGAGATGTTCAACTTGCTGCATACTCATACTCTACCAGCACATCTTCTAATACTGGGCTGCCAATTACATACTCAACTAGCGACCCTTCCATTATTGAGATTGATGGAGATAAAATGTTATTAAAAAATAGTGGCTCAGTTGAAATAACAGCCTCTCAAGATGGAACATCACTGTACCTCCCTGTCTCGCAAACCAGGCCAACATCCGTCATATCTGATATTGATGATTTAGACGGAGATGGTTTCTTGGATTACCTACAAGAAGCTCAAACAATCGGGCTCAGTTTGCCTACCCCAATTGAGCTGTCTAGCTCTTATATTGAATTACCCAGGCTTACCAGTTTAAGTTATGAGGTTTTGTATCAAACCGATGACATTAGAACATCTGAGGCAAATTCCCTTGACACACTTTCGCTAAATTCTGCCGGGTATACCAAAGTAACTGGATCTGGTTCGGCAAGAGATAATGCAAAGGCTATCGAAGAAAGTCAGGTAATCAAAATTGAACATAATACAGATTGGCGCAAGCTGGATAACCCAAGCCAGGAATATGACTATACATATTTAGGGCAGATAACAAAACATATTTATGCTGATAAAGCTACTTCTTTCGATTTGAGCGAAGACGGATTGTTAATAGCGATAGGTAACTCGTCTAAAAATAAAGTCTATATCTACGATAGGTCAACTGGGGAATACGTACAAAGAGGCCCTGCATTGTCTTGCTTTGATTTTGACCCGGATGATGTTGAATTTGAGTGGGCTAATTATGCGGCAAGAGATTCAGATGAGTTCGGCCACTCAGTATCGATTTCTGCTGACGGTTCTGGCCTACTAGTTGGGGCTCCAGGAGGCGGCTATTGTGTTTATTACAAATGGGATGGAGGCGCATATTTTGTTTCAGCATTTTTGCACACAGACCAGCATCTTGGAGTGATAGGCTTAAGTAGAAGCGCACCAAATGATAGCTTTAGCTTAGTATCGGATGCAAGCCCAATGGATAACTTTAATAATGCATCTCACAAAACCGCATCTAAGATGCTAACTCCGCCGCCTAGTGCCTTTGACAACGGGATAACTGTATCTGATTTTTCCGATAATTTCATAGTGACTAGCGAGGGGAAGCTGGCCGGATATGGCAATAATACATGGGGAACAATAGATGCCGATAAATATCAAAGGAATACTGAATCAGAAATAGGAACCCTTCAACCGATATCATATATTGATGGAACAGGCACAGAAATCCTAGATAATATTAGTAAAGTATCTTATATTGGAAGATTTAGTAAAGATAATATATCGAGCTTTGATAATTCGTTTGAGCACCCTTCTTTCAATTTAGTAATCATCAAAAACGACGGTAGCCTATGGGGGTCCGGAAGTAATTATTTTGGAGAAATATCAAGCAGGTATAATTCTACATTCTCGACAGGTAGCAATACATGGACTTATAACGCCAATTTCTTTTGGCATAAAATTGAAGCTCAAAATGTGTCGGATGCAGTTATAGTGGACGGAAATTTATATTACCTCAAAGATGATAATACCTTATGGGGAAGGGGCTCCAATCTTTACAGCCAACTGGGCACCAACGGAGGAGAAGCTCAATGGAGCTCTGATTCAATAAAGATTGCAGATGATGTTATCAGTTTCGCAGCCGGCCAGGGTGTATTGTTTTATATTACTAGTGACAATACCCTTTTCGGCCTCGGAGATGACAGTTCTGGAAAAATTGCAGGATTAACTGGCTTACTAAATAATCATTCACCTATTGAAATTGATTCGAGCAATAACAACAATCAATCTGTATTCACATCAAGTGACGGCAGGCATTTGTTTATTATTAAAACAGATGGCAGCTTATGGTGCAAGACAACTAGATCTACTTCACTGGGTGGAACCTTTAGATACTCTTATAGATTTGAAAAACTGGTAAATAATTCAGGGCTTGCGGTAAGCAAGGTGAGTGCCACTGGAAATGCCCTGTACTTGATTAAATCAGATGATAGCCTCTGGTCATTAGGCTGGCCCACAAACCCAACCGAGAAAAGCCAGCAAGGCGACTATAGGTCAATTTATTATAATGACGCAGAAGGCAATCTGGTAGCAGATAGAGAAGTTTTCGTGATGAATGATGCCCTTAACGCCGAGTTGCATCAAACTGCTAGCAACAACACCCATTATTATGGGCAGGTCTTAAAAACAGATCAATCCTTGCACGGTATAGGAGAGTCTAGCTTTGGGGTGAGCGAATCTTCTGCATATTTCAAATCTTACCAAAAAATATACCCTCATTTTTCCAGGGTTACTGCTGGCAGATTTGGCCATCAAGTATATATTTGTCCAGATAATAAAATTGTAATATCAGAACCAGATTATTCCGTGCCTAGCGCTGTTAGGTGTGGGCGGATCACTACTTATGGTTTAAATTCGGGAGACGTCTCTGCTGTGTACGGGTCGACTCTTAATTTTCAACAAATCAGTATTGATGCTTCTGGCAATAAAATATTTCAACCTGTATCTGAAACCAGATTAGGATTATTTGATTCTCAGGTCAGCAGGGATGGAGTGTTTATGTCTTGCAGTGCCAATCCATCCCCTGATATCTTTAACTTTAAAGATCGAAGCGATTTTTCACAATGGCCGACAGAGGGTAGTACGGAGATATATATATGGGATTCAGTTAATAATAGCTGGAGCCTAGGCATCGCCCCCATTAAAAGAGCCAAGACCGCATTTGCGCCAGAGTCTAAAAACTATATATGGAACTCTCAACTCGGAGAGGCATCATTAATAAGCAACGAATACGACCCAGGCACTAAAACATCAATGGTGTGGGAGTATCAAATGCAGGACAGCTTTAAGAGTCCCATTAAAATCGGCACATATACAGATTTAAATCAAAACAAACAAGATCTTTATCAAGTTTATAATATAGCTACCAAAATTCCTTTTGGTCAAGATTCAGCAGACCACACATCTGTCGCCGGTTGGGGCGAGGTAGATAGGGCTTTTAATGATTATTCAGATAGTAAAATTACCAAATATATTTCATATCTCGACAGTAATGGAGACTTTAAAATTATTAACAGTCCTGATTATGGAAACTTAAAAAATGGTGTTAACCAAACTAATCTTTATGACAAATCTTTTTACAGCATTAACTATCAAGATTCTATACATGCAGGCTATAATGCTAAACTTGAATTTGTTGATGATAAACAGGTATATAATAATGATTTAATAAATACTTCTTTTACTGAAGATTTTAATATTATTAAGCATAGTAGCTCAGATGGTAAAACAGTTGCCATGTTGCAAGGGCAAGCAATTAATACAATTGGAGAATATAATTACAATAATAAAAATGACTCTTATATTTTTAATGCTGTTAATGTTTTTAATAATAAACACTCCTCAGCTTGTTTTTTTACGGATACAAAGGGGCAGGTGCTTCCAGTTTTAAATCCTTCAAGTTCTGCATTATCGGAATCGATGCAAAGCGGATATGTCCTGGGTTCAGAAAGATCCACGAATCAGGGCGAGCTATTTGATCCTTTTTCTAACTCCCTAGAAATTAGTGTGGGGGGGTCACATATAGTGATAATTGACTCTATTGGGGATGTTTATCAACTTGGGTCAAGTTTAAAGAGAAACTTCCTTAGTGATTCGCCAGTGCTCTCTCAATTTGGGACACACGAACCCGTTAAAATTAATGGTCTATCTAATATAGTTGCATCTGCATCAGGATCTAACCACTCCATCTTCCTTGATGATAATGGGGCTGTTTACTTTTACGGCAATCAATTCCCCGGTTACTCTAGAAGAAAATTCAACATTACTATAGATGGGTCCCTTGCACTTCAAGGAGACGACTTAGAAGGGGTGGTGAATGGCTCAAGCATTGTTGTGGAAGAAGGTGATACGATAATTATTAATAACACTGCAAATTTCACTACTAGCCCAGATGATGATATATACATATCCAATGATTCTTTCGGTAGCCCAATATCAGAGTACAGTGTCGAGGGTGTGTTGCAAAAAACACTATCATCTTCTGGTCGATATTATATATACTCAAGGGATGGTGTCAATAGTGACGGGACGGCTAATTTGAGCACCGTTAGTAATGCAAATATTTTTATAACGGTCACTGTAAAATCAAGAACTGAAAATACTTTAGTCCAGATAGCAAATTTACCTACGATTACCGCTATTACGGCCTCAGGCAGCCAGAATTATTATCTAGACATAAATGGTAATGTTTGGGCCGACGGATTTAATGATTTTGGCCAACTTGGTGATGGCACAAATTTAGATAGGCGTGACCCAGTGCAAGTACTTGAGTCAGGCTCTGTCGAGGGCGGTGATGCTATTGCCCTGAGCTCCATAATTGATATTTCCTCTGGAATAAAACATGCGGCCTTTTTATCGAACGACAAAACTGTTTACAGTGTTGGGTCAAATGAGCATGGGCAGCTAGGGGACGGTACTAACGAAAGCAGGAATTACCCTGTTAAGGTTTTATCTAGCGGCACAGAATCAGCGGGAAATGCTATAGATGTCGCCAATATTAACATAATTGATTGCGGAGGGAATCATACTGTTTTAATAAATACTGAAGGAACAGTTTTTTCATTTGGGCGAAACAATCAAAATCAATTAGGGTACACAACTACAGGGACATACCATCCTTATGCTAAGCAAGTGGATGGCATCTTTGGGTTACAGGCCCATGCATTTACTAGTTTGCATGCTGGGTTTGAAAGTACCCTATTAAAAGATCAAGAAGGATTCATATTTGGCGTAGGATTTTTACCCGATATTAAATATGGCCCAACAAGCACTATTACACCAATAAGGGCAACAAAATTAAGTATCGGCCTATGGCCATATGAAGTCGGGAACTTAGGGTACAAGCCAGAGGGAAATTTATTAGTTGTTGATTTGTCTACTACAACATCTGCCGTTGCAGCTTTAAATATCTCGATTGACGCAAGTATGACCAATGGTTCTATTGAGCCAAATAGTCCATCGGCATCTAAAGGTGACACAGTCTCACTGACCCCTGTGCCTGAAAATGGGTATGCAATTGAAACAATCACGGTTACTGGGGATATCTCCACGGCTTCATTTAGCCCGACCCTATTAAATAACGGAAATTTTATATTCTCTATGCCTGGGGAAGATGTTACTATCAGCGCTAGCTTTAGCAGCTTACCAAGCTACAATATAATTATTGACCCAGATATAGTTAACGGCTCTCTCGTTAGCGATCCATCCAATAGTGCCTTTCAGAACAACAGTATTACATTAACACCTACTCCTAATCAAACATATTCTTTTGAAGGTATTACAGTAACAAACTCAAATAACGAAACAGTAAACACAGTAGCCAATCAAGATGGATCATACAGCCTTACAATGCCTGCTGATAATATTACTGCGACCGCCAGCTTCTCTTTGGTCACATACGATATAACACTGATCGGGGGTATTGTCGGTGGATCAGTAATACCGGATAAATATAGCGCTGCTGAACTTTCAACAGTTACATTAACGATTAATACTCAAAATGGGTATGCTTTTTCGTCTGCCACGATCACTGATACATCAGGTAATAATATTTCATATACAGATAATTCAGACGGGACATTAACATTTGATATGCCCGCAAGCGATATATCAATTAATGCTGAGTTTATTCAACTTAACTCTTACTCGATTAGTTTAGGCAGCATTACTGGAGGATCTGTATCTACTGTACCTAGTGGTTCTGCGAATGAAACACAAGAGGTTCAACTTACATTGCAGCCGAATCCAGGTTATCAGCTATCATCATTAACAGTTATAGATTCTTTATCCAATGAAATAACATTAAATTCTATTAGTGGTCTAGAGTATACTTTCATTATGCCCTCTGCAGATGTAACGATTAATGCTTTGTTTTCATTTATCCCAGTAACCTCTGATATATCCATCAACAACCCAATGACCAATGGGGATGCTCAACTATCGGGGTCGCTCTCTGATTATAGTGGTACGGCAACAAATGGAGATACTATTACTTTTACGGTAACTCCTAACAACGAATACGAAGAATCTGTAGTTGTTTCTCTAGATTCAGACGGAACTGATATTGCCACATCCAACACTGGAGCAGGGTATAGCTTCACAATGCCCGTGGGTAATGTTACTATTGATGTATCGTTCACGATAATAACATACGATGTTACGATTAATTCTGGCATAACGGGGGGTTCTGTATCTAGCAATAAAACTAGTGCCTCAAAAGACGAATTGGTGACTTTGACGGTCATCCCAGATTCAGACAAAATTTTAGACACATTAACGGTCATAGATAGCTCTGGATCGGAAGTCACACTAACTGACAAGGGTGACGGAACTCAAGAATTCTCGATGCCTTCAGATAATGTAACGGTAAATGCTACATTTATCAATGAACCGGCATCTGCTGATATATCTTCCGGAAAGGACCACTCAATGTTCTTGAAAAGCGATAGCACAGTATTAGCATGCGGTCGGAATGATAATGGCCAACTGGGAGACGGGACGACCACGAATCAAAGCAACCCTGTGCAGGTCAAAAATACCGACGGCAGTAGTTTTAGTGATGTAGTGGGAATATCTGCGGGAAGAAATCACAGCCTATTTTTAAAGAACGATAACACGGTGTGGGCCTGCGGAAGCGATGCTTTCAGTGGCCAACTGGGAGACGGGACGAGCACGGATCGAGGCAACCCTGTGCAGGTATTAAATTGTGCTGGTGGTGAGTTAAGTGGTGTAGTTGGAATATCTGCGGGAGGTAGGCACAGCGTATTTTTAAAGAGCGATGGCACGGTGTGGGCCTGCGGATATGATGGCTTGGGAGCTTTAGGAAATTTGGGCGGTAATACATTCTGCCCGGAGCAGGTATTACTTAGTGGTAACCCGATCCAAGATGTTGCTACAATATCAGCATCACCCGGCAATACATTATATTTAAAGACAGACGGCACGGTGTATGGGGTCGGACAAAATTATAGGGGGCAACTATCCGGCCCGCTTCCGAGCAATTACCTTGGCATACAAGAAGACGTACAGCCAATTGAAATCGGAACAACTCACTTAAACTTGTCTTAATATTTAAAATTCTAACACACAGAATCAATGAGCACAAAAAACATAGATCTAGGAGATATATTACCAGGAGAAGCAATTTCACTAACAGCGAAACCAGATCCTGGATATAAATTCGAACAAGGCTCTTGGGAGTTTACTGGAATTAGTATTGCCGATGTAAGTTTCTCTGGCCCATCCGGAGAATCTATAAGCTTTGTAATGCCTAGTGCCGATGTTAATATTTCATTTAATACAATAGGGGAAGACCAAGAATTTAGTTTTGACAATATTGATTCTGGTGGTGGATACTCTTTTCAATACGACACTGGAAGTGGAGCTGTTACAACTGACCCCGATCAAAAACTATTATTACCAGCGGGCAAAAACATAAGTTTGACTGTGGTGCCAGATGCAGGTTATGAGTTTATCGACGGATCATTTTCTGCAAATTTTACATTCACTCAAGCAGGCAATATTATAACCTTTGTGATACCAAGCTACCCCCCTGAAATTAGTTTCGAGGTCAAGCCTATACAGTACAATATAACTTATGCTTTAGATGGAGCTAGTGATTCTAGCAGCGCTAATATAGTGGGTGTAAGCTCTGCAAAAACAAATGAAAAGGTTACTATTTCTTGCTCTATAAATTCTGGTTACTTATTAAATGAGTGGACGAGCCCTGACGGGAGTCTATCGATACCTGGTCAAGATTCAACCTCCCTTGGGTTTGATTTTTACATGCCGCCAAATGATGTTAGCATAGTATTAAAAACTAGCAAATCCGGGAAAGAGGTAAAAATATCAAGTTCCAGTGCGGCTAATGCCACCTTTACCGGGGCTGGATTTTATGAGGTAGGAGACACTGTAACAATTCAAGCTACCCCCAATGATGGATATGAAATCAAAGAGGGGTCCTGGAGAACGACGGGGGTATCTATTGACAGTTCTAATATGGCTGGATCAACACTAGTATTTACAATGGGCTCCACGGGGGTTGAGGTTTCATTAACCATGAGCCCAAGGTCCATCGAATTAACATGGGAAATACAGCAAGCCGATTCTGGTTCATCTAGAAGAGGAGAAAGTGATTGGTATTTTTTTGAGTGGTCACAGAAAATTGGATCAAAATTCGAAGGAATTAACAATAGCTTAAGTAGTATATCATTAAACGAACTACCACAAGTTAAAAAAATAATACCTAGGCAAAGTGATACAAACCTAGGAAAACAAAATAGTATTGGCCAGGATTACAAGCAATGGGAATTGTACAGTAGAGAGATTCCTGCACCCTGTTTTGTCGTATGGGAAAACGGAGACCTTTACGGATTTGGGGATATCACTGAGCTAAATATATCAACACCTGAGTACTATTTAACCAGACCTTGGGTTAGTTTTAATACTCCCAGTGTTTCACATATTTCTTTTACTAAAATAGAGTCAGATGTAGTGGATTTTGCTTACATTGGTAATAGTTATTTTATAGTCAAATCTGATGGCAGCTTATTAAGTTTAGGAGGAAATTCATCCGGACAACTTGGCACAGGCAACAAGGAAGATAATACTGGATCATGGACTACAGTCATGGCTGCAGGCTCTGGAATTATTTCTGTTTCTGTGTCTAAAAACTCACCAGGAGAAACTGCCGGAGAGTACCATGTGCTTGCATTAAAAAGCGACGGCACGGTTTATTCTTGGGGAAACAACGACTTCGGCCAATTAGGTACCGGAGATACAACAGAAGTATTAACACCAACAGCTATTAGCGGAACAGGGCCCTCTGGTAACATAGCGACATATATTAAAGCTGGATGGAATCGAAGCTTCTATATAACAGATAGTGGCACTGCATGGGCAATGGGTGATGGCTCAATGGGCCAGCTAGGAACAGGTCAACCGGAAGCCTCACCAGTATCGACACCTGTAGAAATAAATAAATCCTTGTATATAAAAGCATCTGGCCAAGAAATTTTAGAGTTCAGAGAAATACACACTTCGCGCAATTCTACATATATATTATCAGAAGGAGAACCGTTTTTTGATAAGATTTTTCAAGAGGATAGTTGGTACAATGAGTTCAGCCAAAGCTCAGCAGACAAGCATCCTAACTATGATATTAGTGAGAAAAAAATATTTACACTTTTTGGGGCCGGGGAACACACACATACAGAAGGATCCAATGTAAACAAATACTGTTTCCCTAAAGAATTTGGAATGGAATTAGTGAATGGCACCCCTCGCCCTTGGCTCATAAATCCTAAAATGATAAGTTCTTGCATATCTTATTTTAGCGCCCACGATCAATTTGGGGTTTTTATTAATCTGTCTAACGAGTTAAGTTTTAAAGGCAATGTCGTGACATTTGGAAATTATTCATCTGGCGGACAATATAGCTCCGCAAGGTCAGATTATGCCTCCAGAAGCGCTATAGACTATCAAGAAACTCTTCTTGAGGGACTTTATGCCTCTAGCAATGGAGATGTTTTCTCAGCCCATGGAAATGCTGGATTTGCGCAAAATAGTATAAGTCCATGGGCTGTGGTTTATCAACCTATATCTGGCTATTGGGCTTATCCTTATGAGTCTACACATCAATACCGGAGTTTAGAACTAAACAGATTTCAGGTAACTACCGAATCAAGCGATATCCATATCGTAGGAAATGCCAGTGTTAGAAATTCTATAGATTTTAAAAGTCCTATACATTATAGATCAATAGATTACAGGTCTTCTCCATTAGATTATGCATTAACTAGTGATAAATATATTTACCCAATAGCTCAGTCAAAATCTTTCTCTAAAATATTCTTCACTTCTTCTGATACATCAATATTATCAAGCACCAATACTGATATATTTGAGATACTGGGCGAAGGTGAAGTTGAGATTACAGCTGAAGTTCCTGCGGGCTCAGTTATTCATGCCGCAAGTGTCGAGCTAGAGCAATCATTTGATTCAGCTCAAAAAACAAAAACACTTCATATTTTTGATGATAGTTTGTTTTTTAAAAAAGGATTGACCCCTACATTCAACTTACTATGGAATGATTATAAAAATAAATACCATAGTAAAATGCGGGACAGAGATAGAGAAATGAGCTACCTTAGCAGTTCTGATCAGGGGCGCGAGGAACTTAAGCAGAACTTTGGAGAATTTTCAGATAATAATAATTATTACGCCTTTAGATATGACTCTCCTCATCAAATGTGGTTCGGGGGAATAGAGGTAGAGGCTTCCAATGATGGTTCAACATTTTTAAGGTCAAACATGGTTACATCAGATATGTTTGACGCGAGTCCATATTCTTTTGACTCGAGTTATTCAGATGAATTTATAGGAAACGATCGCCTGGGAGGGATCCGGTACACTAAAAACAAAGAAGCCTTACATGATTCTCTAAGTACTAAAGAGGCTGATGGAAGTACCTGGGGAAAACATAAACATGGAGTTAAAATTTTAGATTATGATCATTACAACAAACGAAAAAGAGAGCTATTTTTCAACATTGATTATTCCAATATAAAGCCGGGTAGTTTTACAATGTCCGGAGACGGCAAAGTTGTATTCGGTTCATCTACCGGGGTACTAGGAACACGTGATAATTATAATTCAATCGGCGGCGACCCGTTTTCAATAGTAGATGATACGATAAAAGCATTCCAACCTGCGGGCAAACCACTAAACTCATTGGCTACTAACTATGACGGATCAATGCTCGCGGTAGGGTTTAGGGATGCGAATTTAGGGGCAATTAATAGCTCTCCGTTTTCAGGATCAAACCCATCCGTACTTGTCTACAAGGTTAATAATTCCGGATCTTATGAATTTGATTCAATAATCGAAGACCCCAGTCCAGGAACCAGCGATTTCCCTAGTTTATTTGGGTTTAGCATGTCTATGAGTTCATCTGGGAACATTATTGCTATTTCATCTCCTGGTGAATTAGACAGCGGAGGCTCCGTTAGAGTTTACGAACGAGACCCCTCGGCAAAAACATGGAATCAAATAGGGGCAACTATTTCAGGAGACGATATAAAGTTTACTAATGCAAATGCAGACACATGGTCTAGTGCTGCAGATTATAGCTCATCAGGCAGTCCGCTTTCAGACATGTTTGGCTACTCAATTGATTTATCAAATGACGGTCAATTTCTAGTAGTCGGTGCACCACAAATGAATTTAGCGCATCCAATTGGAGTTTATGATCCAGATTTAATTTGCTTATTAAGTCATTACAATTTTTTTCCTGATAAAAATTTGGCAGAGGGAGCAGTTTTACCAAGATTAAGGAAGCACTGGTCGAGCTTAATTGGTGAAGATCCAAATGATATATACGACTATTTATATACAGGAACTCCCGGGTATGTAAAAGTTTTTAAATATTCAGGGGGGTCATGGTCTCAGGGGGGGTCTAAAATTACAGGCCAAAGAGCTGATGATAGATTTGGTTTTTCGGTTCGCATTAATAACAATGGAAATTTACTTACTGTAGGTGCCCCTCTGGGCGGAAGGCAATACTTAACTGCTTCGAGAAAATTAGATTCTGATATAAAAAATAACCCAAGTCTTTGGAATCAGAGCTCCACTCCCCTGGTTCCTGGAGAGACATTAAATTATTTATTATCTGCTGGGGATTGGGGTCTTTGCGATATACCTAAAACAACAACTTCGCACAATGGAAGCTATCCATTTGTTACCCACGGGGGGTGCGGATATTCTGTGGCTATGAGCAAGGATATTGATCCATTTTCAAACTCAAACAATGTTGATGATTTTGGCTTAATGCTCACTTCTTGCCCCTTTCGAGAGGTGGAGCTTCCTGGTCCTGATGAAGGTGATTCATTCTATATCCTTTCAGGCCCTAGGGATAGAGACTGGAAATTGTTGAGCGGCACCCCACAAGAAAGAGATTCATTTAAAAGAAACAAGAAACATTTATACAAAACATTAATACATGTTTTTGAGTTTGGAAAAAGTGTCGATGATTTTGAACCACAAAATATTGAATTTACTGATGAATTGAATGATGGGTCTCCTATGGTTGAGAAGACATTATCCCTCATCTCTCGAAATAAATCCAATGGAACTCAGTCGAGTTTGGGAATTTTAATTAACACTAATTCTTTTGACACGAATAGTGATTTTATCAACATATGGAAGAAGAAATTTGAAAGTAAATTTAATACAGGTTACTTATCTGGCAAGGCCGATATATCTGCTGCATTGAATGGCATCACACCATATAATAGCGCAAACATCACAACTGTTAAGAAAAATAACAGCCCATATTATGGCCTGGGTAGCATCACCCCAGTTCAAATCAATTCCCCGCTTCAAGCATTTAGGGAGTCCGGGCCAAAAGCTTCATTAAGTAGATTGTTTGGCAGTGGCCCAGATTTAAAATTTAATATGTTTTTCTCTGGGCTGGAAAGTGTTTATTTCGCGGATGAAAATTTAATGGAGGAAGACAGAGTGTATATGAGGAATGCATCTGTTAACATTGCAGGCACTACAGCTGATACAATTTCCTGGAGTTCAAATCTCAACTCAACTATACCACTAGACACATCTCAAGTACTAGGCGCAACGTCAAACACCGGAATAGTCCAGTATTTTACATTATCGAACCCAGCTGACCCAACCCAAGACTTAAGAGCATTCACGAGTTACAGTAAGACGATATCAGGACAAACATATACGGCATCAATTAATGGAGACTCAATCATAAGTAGTGCTCCTTTGGCAATAAGGCTTTATGCCGCATCCCCGGGAAGTAATGATTATGCTCCAGCTTCAAATAATTTTAACATATATAAAGATATTTTTATTGGAGGAAGTTTAAGCGGTTTTGATCATTTTATAGATGGGATTACGGTAAACGGGGTGGACCCATCAGACCCAGTTGTGTTTACTGATGAAACCAATAGCACACTAACATTCCCAAAGAGTTATAGCATAGGAGATCTGGTCCATATCAAGGCTATCTTTGATAGTGGTAAATACAGTTTTAAGAGTTGGGAAATACCAACTGCATCTTTGCCTAAAAGCAGCGTTGATCAGTCATCTTTAGAATTAACCTTTAGGGTTGGGAAGCCATCCGGTAAACCTTCATTTAATGTGGAAACCCACACATCGATAACTTTGAATATTGAAAAAAATTAGGACTGAAAGTAAAATACTATTTTACCTTCTTTTTGACAAACATAAATCTTATTTACTTCTTTCCATTCATCCCCGTCACAGTCGCTGGTTGGGGGACCCACTCCTTCTATGATTTGGAACTTGTCTTTCATTAAATAATCCCAGCTATAGTTGGTCCATTGAGAGCCATTATATGCCAGGACTTGGTGGCCCGCTGGGGATTGCACATCAACATCTGAGAGTATATTTATAGGCAGGGTGGATGACTGTATAGATTGGGATAATGTTGTTTCACCGATTCTAATAGAAAAGGACTGATCATAAACACCTGATTTATCACTAGACCTAGATAGCACTAATAAGTCGCTGTCTTCAAGGAAAGAAGTCGAAGGCAGGTCGCTTAATTTAGTTGAACCTGAAGACGATTCAGTTGAGCTTGATAAGTTTAAAACATTTGGATTATCTTGATCTTCTGAAAGCCCTTTACCGTTAAGGGTTTGTATTCTGATGTCTTTTTCGCTCATGTTATATTAAATAGTCTTCATCGTTTTCTAGTCCAGCCACAGTTTGCCACTCTGGTCCGTTGTAGCTCAAATTGCCAAAATCCCCATAATCAATCACATCGGATGACATTGTGCCCGGGAGACCTGGAGAAACAAATGTTTGTAAATTATCTAAAGAATTTATATTTAAGTCCGAAGTTAAGTAATTGTCGACAAAAACTGAGCCATAAATTTTCGAGCTCATAAATGCAGAAAGTGCTGCTAGTGTATCGTTCGCGCCTGAGTTTTTACTAAACCTAGTATTGCTTTTAAACCTGCTATGTTCTTCAAGATAGACAAAGTTAGAGAAGCGAATATTAGCTGTACCCGCAAAATGAAAACCTGAAGACTCGCTGCCTAATTTATTACTGAGGTTTGGTCTTTCTTCTACGATTTCAATGGCTCCATATTTTTTTGCTTCAAAAATATAGTTAAACCTCATATTGTCATTCAGTTCAATTTCTATAGCATGTCCAATTTTTCCGAGGTTTTGAGGATCAATCAAATCAAGTGATATGCCTGTATTAATATTAACACAGTATCCTAAATTCTTAACTTTGCAATTATCCGGATCGTAATTATATTTCAATCTTTCATTGGCTCCAAAATTATTCGATGTAATTTTTAACAACCCATGATCCTCGCAACAAAATATTGAATCACTTGATTGAGATAACCCACTTGAAGATTCAAAGCTTATCTTGCAATGGCAAAATGTGGCCTGACAAGACTTAACCTTAATAAACGAAGAAGGTGCAGATGATCCAGACGACACATTAAACATAAAATGCAAGCCGTAAAATGAAGAATTTCTATCTATAAATAATGGTGTTTTATAACTAGATATATTCAATGGGCTGGAAGATATTTCCAGCTTAGTCATTTGGCCTATATAATCTGTTTGTTTATTTACATATGACCAGTATCCTGATGAAAAATAATTAACTTGAACATTACTTGCATAGTTAACTTTAGAGCAGTTATGAAAATCATATCCGTAGCCGTTGGGCTCGAATTTAAATAAATTTAAATCATAGGATTCAATAATATTAGAATCAAATACTATGTTAATTTCTTTTATTAATGCATCGGCCTTGTCTCTTAACCACAGCATTGCATCTTGAATCGACTTGAATTTATTTAAAACCTCATAACTGTCTACAATTTCATTCAATGATTTACCCTCGTGCGAAATTCCGTTTTCATAATCGGCTCCCGCTAAAGAATCTATAATCAGCGTCACAGATCTAGGGTTAATCCTTGATATTCTTATCCCTTCAGTATTAAATTCTAATCCACCTGTAGGGTCAAGTATATTATTTTTTAAATTTAGCAAACCAACAGATTCGGGCCCTAGTTCTTGAGTCTTACCTGATACCTGAACCCAAGAACCCACTACTCCATCGTAAATATACAACTCATAGTTATTTGTATTTAGCCAAAAATACCCATCTATCGCATTAGTTGGGGGCTTTGACCCCACTTCTGTGTGAGATACTTTCATTGAGGAGGTTGTTTTACTAAATGTTTATATACCACATGAGCCTTCCCTTCGCTCATTAAATCAAAAGGTGCTTTATCGTCCAGGCTTTTGTTTGGAGACTTCAACCACTGGGTGGCTGCATATGATGTCATTTTTTTGGATATAATATCCATGACTAACTTATTTGAGTTTTTATTTCTTTGTGGCATATTCATAGTTATATTACACTTATTTTGTGTATATATCTATATTACAATCAAACAGTATATATGTCTAGGAAAAAAACCGCTAAGGACGATTCAATAAAAGTTAACGCCAATCCTTTTGATAAAATAAAAATTCAAGGAAGACAACTAACCGAAAAACAAAAGTTATTTCTCGATTTATCTTTACAGGACACAACTAAGATTATGTTTATATCTGGGCCAGCCGGCTCAACAAAAACTTACATATCTGTGATGTCTGCTTTGCGCCATTTGCAGCGAGATAATTCACTGGACTTGCTTTATGTCAGGACCGCCATTGAGAGTGCCGATAAAGGTCTCGGGGCACTACCTGGCACAATCGAGGAGAAAATTAACCCATACATGGCTCCACTGGAAGACAAATTATTGGAGCTACTTCCTAGTAATAGCACAATAAAGGCTGACCTAGTTAAGTCAGGGAGGGTACAGGCAATGCCCATAAATTATTTAAGGGGAGCCAATTGGACTGATAAAGTAGTGGTAGCTGATGAATCTCAGAATTTCACCTTTAAGGAGCTGGTAACCATGATAACGAGGCTGGGCGAAAACTCAAAGTTGTTTATATGTGGGGATTCAATGCAGAGCGACATTAATGGGAAAAGCGGCTTTAGCCCTATGATTAATTTATTCAATGACGAAATAAGTAAAGAAAAAGGGATACATACATTCTGGTTTAATGAATCAGATATACAGCGTAGTGAAATATTAAAATACATAATAACAAAGCTTAAGGAGCATCACAAAACACAAAAAACCGTGTAAATTCATGTTATGAATTGGTCTGAAATTATAGTAGCATGCATTAGCGCCTTTGCGACAATAACGAGTGTAGCGGTAGGTAAGTTATTCATGAGTCGAAGGTGTAGGTTAAAAAAAGACCCAATCATAGATGATCTTGAGACAAATGAGAATATATTATTGTGCCTGGATTATGTACTAGAACAGACCGGTTCCGACCGAGCTTATGTTCTTCAATTTCATAACGGAGGTTATTATGTATCCGGCAAAAGCCAACAGAAGTTCAGTTGCACTCATGAGTCTTGCACTCCAGGAACAAGCAGGGAGGCTACTAGATCTCAAAACCATTTAGTTTCTAATTACCATAACTATATTCATTTATTAATTAATAATGGAGAATATCATTATGCCAACACAGGTGAAATAAAAGATCAAACATTAAAAAATTTAGTTTTATCAAAAGGCGTCATATCAATATACAATATTCCATTAAAAACATTAGATGGCAAGATTATAGGCATCTTGGGAATTGACTATGTAAAAAATAAAGCCGACCCAATATTTTTGCACTGCGATAAATTAGAGATAACATCAAAAGGAACAATGAAAGATTTTCTTCGCGCCCAAGCACGTATATTGTCCGCATATTTAATTTAATTGAATTTTTAATATTATTTTTTTATAATGAAGAAATGAGATCAATTTATTGTACCAGCTGCGGCTCAAAAATACTATACTCTGTTAATGCACCAAACTTCTGCACTGCTTGCGGTGAATCTACAGGACTCGGATTAAAGGTTACCTCTGCTTCCGTCGAGACCCCGGTTCAAAAAGCTCCTAGCGTCAAACAGTCAGAAAGTCCGAGGTATACCCCCTTGCCTAAAAAAACACCGCTATCAAAGAGAAAGCCTGCAGTTCATCTTGCTGATGATGAAACCGATATAGATTATGTGCCCAACATTTCTAAATTGCAATATGAAATTGATATACCTAGAGACAATGTTAAAAGTTTCAAAGATATAATTCATGAGCAAAAAGAAAGAGAGTAACCCCAAATACACATATGAAGATTTTTCCGAAATTATAGACAAAGAACTATATAAGAGGAAGAATAACTGGTTCCTGACTTCTGTGGCATGGATAGACTTTGATGATGTCTGCCAAATAATCAGAGCACATATTTACAAAAAATGGGAACAATGGGATCAGGAAAGACCAATTAAACCATGGTTAAATAAAATCATAAGCAATCAGTTTAAGAATATATTAAGAAATAATTATAGTAATTATGCAAGGCCTTGCTTAAATTGCCCCTTCTCGAGGAACTCTCATGATAATGAATGCATGTTTACTAAAAGCGGCACCCAGGATGGCTCATGCCCTTTGTATAAGAAGTGGGAATCAAGCAAGAAACAGGCCTACAATGTAAAGATCACTTTGTCTATGGAGAATCATACTCATGAAATTGAGCAGCATGATGCTGTTAATAGTTACAACTTAGACCAATCCATAATAAAGATGTTTACAGAATTAAAGTCTAATTTAAACTCTAGGCAATGGCAGGCTTTTGAATTATTATATATTAAAAATATGTCCGAAGAAGATGTCGCAAAAGAAATGGGTTTTAAAAGTAATGAGTCTGGCAGGAAGGCTGGATATAAGCAAATTAAAAATTTAAAAAATTTATTCAAGCAAAAAGCTGCAACATTATTAAAGAATAAAGGAATTACATTTCTTGGAGAATAGTATGGAGTTAACCGAAGAACAAAAAAAATTTCTACTTGACAATTTCAAGGAAAACCCCAGTCTAATAGATCTAACCAGAAGACTATTTGGTGATCCTGATTTAGATGGGCGCACTAAAGAAGGCAGGGCTGTCAGAGCCTTCCTCGCAAGTCAGGACCTCGAATATCAGACTAGCGCCTGGGAGAAAATAGAAGACATCGACTTAACTGAAGCTCAGGTGGACTTTATAAAAGCTCAAGCGGAAAACGGTTTAAGCGCGTTTCAGATATCTGAGATACTGTTTCCTGATGTTTCGGTAAAAAGATTCTCCAAGCAACACTTGTGTGTGCTTAATTTCCTTAGGGAGTATGAGCCTAATTTTGTACATGAAAGCGAGACTGCAATTAATCACGAGTATAAACCGCCAAAGACTACGGCTGTAGGTTTGGAGAAAATCAACGAATACTGTCATGAAAATTTAACAAAAGAGAAGCTTTCTCATGACGATATGGAATGCGTCAAATCATTAATTAAAAGTCTCTCGGCGCCTAGGCTTGTGCAGGTTATAGGAAATTACAGTAGTATAAAAGATAGAAATTTATTCGAAGCTGAATTTGTAAGAGCGACATGGGACAAGCCCGACCTAACAAGTGATGAAATTAATTTATACATTAATGTTTGTGTCGATTACATAAATTTAAAAAATATTTCATCGCACATTGAAAAACTCAATACGATGTTCAATGAGGTGGAGGATCAGCAAGACATGACCGTAAGGCTAGCAGAGGTACTAAAATCCAAGACAGATGAGTATGATAAGTGCGAAAAAAGGATGGAGTCTTTAATTAAGAAACTGAATGGAGATAGAGCTGAAAGACTTAAGAATAGAACAAAAGAAAATGCCAGCATACTCTCATTAGTTCGAAACTTTCAAATTGAGGAAGAAAGACAACAAATGATCAAACTGGCTGAAATGCAGAAAATTTTAGTTGAAGAAGAGGTAGAAAGACTTGATAATATGGATAGCTGGAAAGCAAGAATACTAGGAATCTCAAAAAAGGATGCAATATAAATTATGAAACATATACAATTACTAATCGGCGACGAAGAATACTCTGAAATACAAGAGATATTTAAAAACGAGGCTAGCTTTAAGCCTATAGACAAAAAAGACAAGATCATTATTGAAACCTTGAGAGCTGTAATCAGCCCCAAAAATATCATCGAGGAAGATGTTGGTGGAGCCGAAAATGTACATCTCACTGTCAAAAAAATAAAAGAGCCAGACAATAAAGATATAGACGAAAACACTACCATTAAATTTTAATGAGTGATTTATATTATTACAAGCTACAAAATATAAGAGTAGTAGATGGAGATACAATAGATGCTGATATAGATTTAGGGTTTAAAGTATCTACTAGACAAAGAATAAGACTACATAGAATAAATGCACCAGAGACTAGATTACAAAAGAAAATAAAAAATCTAGAAGATAGAATACATGAGAAAAATTTGGGGCTAAAAGCCAAATCCTATTTGGCAAAAATTTGCAAGACCAACGATATATACCTTCACTCAGTTGGGAGCGGTAAATATGGCCGTGTTTTGGGCGAGTTATATTTTGACAAATTGGACTCATCTGAGCTACATGATACAAGGACATGCATTAACGACTTGATGTTATCCGAAGGAATCGTAAGGCCTTATATGAGTTAATTATTATTTGTTTAATGGCTTCGAAATGCAAGGTTTGCGATAAGTCGTTCAAAAACGATAAGGGCCTACATATGCATATATCAAAAATACATGAAATTCCTTTAGGGGAGTATTATGTTAATTTTCACCAAAAGAAAGATTTACATACAGGTGAATTACTTCCTTTTACTAATAAAGAAGAATATTTAAGTGTTGACTTTTTAAATAGTGATAATTTATTTGCTTGGTCTAGATATGCAGATAAAGAAGAAGTTCGATCTTATTTGCTTAAACGCTTACGATGGCGTGTAGAACAAAAGAAACTTCAATATGCACCTAGCCATATAGAGATACAATTATTTGATTTACCAAGTGTTGACTTGTATAAAGAATTCTTTGGTTCATATAGCGAAGCATGTAATATATTAAAAATAATGCCATTATTGCCCAAAAATATAATGGCAAACTTTTTTCAGAAAAATCCCGAATTAGATAAGCTTAAAATATTAGTTGACACTAGAGAGCAGCAGCCGCTATCCTTTGACCGCAGCATGAAGATGAAACTAGATTTCGGGGATTATGCCATCGGTGCACCTCACTACGACTATACATATGTTGATAGAAAAAGCGAATCAGACTTTAAGTCTACCCTGTCAACAGGATTTGAAAGATTCAAAAGGGAGATAGAAAGAGCAAAAAAATTCTCTTCATTTATTTTTGTTGTGGTCGAAAGCTCTATTGAGAAAATAATTGAAAACAATAACTTCGGGCCCCACCAAGCAAATCTCTCCTACATATGGCACAACACGAGAGTGTTGAGCCATGAATACAAAGATAATTGTCAGTTTTTATTTTCAGGCAGCAGGGCCATGTCTGAGTTCCTGATACCAAAAATACTGCTTTATGGTAAAAAAAACTGGGAGACAGACATGCAATATTTTCTAGATAAACGATGAGCTGGGAGCAAGGAATACAAAAATACTCATTGGATTTCGATAAGACGAACGAAGAGTTGCTTGAAATCAAGGGGTATCTTGATGAGGAAGAGGCAAAATACTATTTGTATAAATTTTTAAGGTCTAACGTTACATTCACTACTAACTTGATAGCTGGGGTTGACTTGTTTCCCTTCCAACATCTCGCGATCAAGTCTATGCTTGAGGCTGATTACTTCTTGGGGATATGGAGTCGTGGTATGTCGAAATCTTTTAGTACAGCGATATATGCTTTTCTTGATGCAATCTTTAATCAAGGTATTCAAATAGGTATACTTGCAGCTACTTTTCGTCAATCTAAAATGATCTTTGAAAAGATAGAAGATATAGCAAAGAAACCGGAAGCAGCTTTTCTGGGCCAATGCATTACCAAGAAATCTAAAAAGAATGACCAGTGGACCCTTGAGATAGGTGAGTCTAAAATTATTGCTCTGCCTTTGGGTGACGGATCTAAGCTTCGTGGTTTTAGGTTTCACCGAATTATTATTGATGAGTTTTTGTTGATGCCAGAGCATGTTTACAACGAAGTTATACTTCCATTCTTAAGTGTTGTCCAGAACCCTACAGAAAGAGAAAAATTTACAAAGATGGAGGATCAGTTAATTGCTTCTGGTAAAATGCAAGAGGAGGAAAGAAAAATTTGGCCTAACAATAAGTTAATTGCATTATCCTCTGCTAGTTATAAATTTGAATATCTTTATAAGGTTTATGAAACTTTTGAAAACTTAATACTATATGGCTCTGATGATATTCATAAGGATAAAGCTAATAGGGTGATTATGCACTTTAGTTATGATGTAGCACCCAAGGCACTTTATGACCAAAACTTGATTAATCAATCAAGGCAAACAATGAGCCAATCCCAGTTCGATCGAGAATTTAATGCGATATTTACGGATGATAGTTCTGGGTTTTTTAAGACATCCACTATGAAGTCCTGCACAATAGAGGATGGCCAGTCGCCCACTGTTGAAGTATCAGGAGATCGAGACAGCAAATATCTTGTCGCATTCGACCCTAGTTGGGCTGAGAGTGAGAGTTCAGATGATTTCGCAATACAATTATTCAAATTAAACGACAACACAAGAACTGGCACACTTGTCCACAGTTATGCGGTCCCTGGCCTTAAAATGAATGATCACATAAATTACATGCATTACTTATTAACAAGCTTTAATGTAGTGGCATTAGTGGGCGACTACGGAGGCGGGGTTCAATTCCTTCAAGCAGCTAATGCTAGTCAGCAATTCAATGAAGCTAATATAAAGCTAGGAGAAATTATGGTTGACCTGGATGATACTGAAAAGTACCAAGAAAAACTTAGAGAAGCCAAAAGCCAATATAACTTAAAAGACAAGAAAATATGTATTCTAAGGAAACCAACATCAGACTGGATAAGAAAATCTAATGAGTTATTGCAGGCCAACTTTGATCATAAAAAAATATGGTTTGCCGCACGCGCACTGGATAAGGATTATCATAAGCAGATTAATCAAAAAATACCAATTGACGACCTACTATTTATGCCAAACCAGAAAGAAGTTCTATCATCTAAAGGAGTCGCAAAAATGATTGATTTCGTGGACCATCAATACGACATGATTAATTATACAAAGAATCAATGTGCCTTAATACAGGTAACTTCTACCCCACAGGGCACACAAACCTTTGGGCTTCCCTCTAACTTGCGAAGGCAGACGGGTCCAGGTAAAGCAAGGAAGGACTCGTATTCAGCATTAGTACTGGGTAATTGGATGATTAAGACATATTATGATTTCATGAATGTCGAAGCTGAGGCGGTGGATACTACCTTCATTCCTAGGTTTATATAAGTTGCAATTTAACTTTTACTTTAACTTTGACTTTTTAAGTGTATTATAAGTTATGGCTAGGAAGTATACAAAGAAATCAGAGTATTGGAGTAAGTTTAAAAGTCAAGACAAAAGTCTAGAAGATTTAGCAAAGTCAGCTAGTGAAGTCCCAGCAGATACAGCTCCTATGTCTGCTGGATCTAATTTTTACAGCGAAGCTAATTATAGCAGGAATGTGGGTCAGCCTGGTAGGGGGGAAATGTCCAGAGGCAGGAGTGCTAAAGTAGCTAAGACACCAGCTTGCGAAAAATACAATCATATTAATAATTGCTCACTGCCTTATCATTACGATAAAGGCTCATCTATATCTGCAAGAGACTCGATACTTTTATGTCAAAAAGCTTATGCATGTGTTCCTATTTTTAGAAATGCTATAGATGTTATGGCTGAATTTTCTAATTCAGATATCCACTTAGAAGGTGGCTCAGAAAAGTCCAGAAACTTTATTGAAAAATGGTTAGCTAAAATTCAAAGCTGGAAAATTAAAGATCAGTATTTTCGTGAATATTATCGCTCGGGCAACATATTCATGTATAAACTTGATGGAACTTTTAAAAATAGCGATATACTAAAATTGAATAAAATATATGCACAAGAGTCCAAGGCTAGGACTGTCAAAGTGCCTATGAGGTATGTGTTCCTTAATCCATACGATTTTGTTGCTGACCGCAGTATTACATTTGACCAAAAGGAGGGAATCTATAAAAAGCTTTTAAGCGAATATGATTTAGAGCGATTAGCTAACCCTAAAACAGATTACGACAGAGAAGTGTTTGATGCCTTGCCTCCTAGTGCTAAACAGCAAGTTCGGGATAAATCATTCAATAGAGACGGTGTCTTAATTGATCTTGATCCGAATAAATTAATTTATTCTTTTTATAAAAAACAAGACTATGAACCGTTCGCGATTCCATTTGGTTACCCTGTTCTTGATGATATTAATTGGAAAATGGAATTAAAGAGAGTAGACCAAGCAATCAGCAGGACTGTTGAAAATGTCATTCTCCTCATTACTATGGGTAATACTCCGGACAAAGGAGGTGTCAACCCTAATAATTTAAAAGCTATGCAGGATCTATTCCTTAATGAAAGTGTTGGTAGGGCATTAATAGCTGACTACACAACAAAAGCCGATTTTATCATACCAGACCTAAACAAAGTTTTAGGGCCAGAGAAGTATCAAATAGTAAACGAAGATATTAGAGAGGGCTTACAAAACATTGTCGTTGGTAAAGAAAACTATTCAAGCACGCAAGTTAAGGCTCAAATATTTCTAGAAAGATTAAAAGAGGCTAGGCATGCTTTTATTAACGATTTTTTACAACCACAGATCAAAGAAGTTTGCAAGTCTGTTGGGCTAAAAAACTTCCCAACCGCGAAATTTATTGAGATCGACATTAAGGATGAAGTCCAACTGCAAAGAGTGGCTTCAAGGCTGATTGAAATGGGTATAATCACCCCAGAGCAAGGCATGACAGCAATCAAGCAGGGGGTTTATCCAAATCCAGAAGACCTGCGGAGTTCACAAGAGAGACTGTTGCAAGACAGGGAAAAAGGATATTATACTCCGCTTTCTGCGGCACAACCTATACTACGGGAAGAAGACCAAGAAATGTTAAAAGAAAAACATGACATGGAAATGGATAACCAGGAAACGACCTCACCTCCGCAAAACCCAAAGCCTTCTGGAGAAAACGGAAGGCCTGCCGGCACAAACACAAAAACAGACAAATTGATTGCTAGCGGTCAGTACAGTCGAAAAGATATACAAGAAGCCGTGTATGCGATAGAAAAGCTTGAAGTCGAGGCAGCCAATATACTTAAAAAACAATTCAATAAAAAAAGATTAAGCAAAGTACATAAAGAAATGCTTGGTAATCTTATTGAGTCCGTAGTCGTTTCCACTGGAAAAGAAAAATGGAAAGAAACGATAGAAGATTGCATATCTGACTTCGAAAAGATCGAACAATTAGGCGTGATGCCCGAAATTTCAGACATATCATTACAGCACGAAATAGTGTCTTATCCAGCAGCAATCCTGTATCACAGTAAAAATATAAGTAAATAAATATTTTTGTGTGTAACATAATTAGAAATGTCATTACCATTTAAATATACAGCTTCATTCGCGAATGCTTTTAAAGTATTCCCAGTAGAGGACAAATTCGTATCCAAGGCATCCCTAGATGAGTTATCCTCTTTATTACCTAAAGATATAGACTTTGAGAAAAACATTGATCTTATAGGCGTTGCATTTAATGCTGCCGTAGCAAACATGTTTAATAAGAACGGAGATGGAATAGATGCAGTAACTGCTGTAGCTATAAAAGATTACTTTATTCATAAGCCCACAAACATTGAGCATCAACGACAAAAAGTCGTCGGTCATATTGTTGGGGCATCTCTTTCTTCTTTTGAGGACAGCTCGGTTATGGAAGTCAGCTCTGCCATCGGGGAAACTGGACCTTTCAATATCGCCCTTTCTGCCGTGGTGTATAGATCTGTTAATTCCGAATTCGCAGATCTCGTTGAAAAGTCTGCAGATAAAGACAGCGAATTCTACCAAAAGGTTTCTGCTAGCTGGGAGATCGGATTCAATGAATATGATATCGCCGTGGGTAGTAAAAATTTAAGTGAAGCTAGAATCATAACTTCTGAGGAGGAAAAAGAAGAATTAAAATCTTGCCTCAAATGTTACGGTGGTAGCGGTCGCAGTAAAGACGGAGAAGAAGTTCACAGATTAATCAAGGGAGATATTTATCCACTTGGAATCGGCTTTACAACAAACCCAGCGGCAGCCGTAAAAGGCTTAATTACTGATGAAACCAAAGAACCTGATGGCTCTGAAGAGAAAAGCGAGAGCTACGAATTTGAAAAAATTTCAATAAAGGATAATAAAAAACACAAAAAAATTTCCCAAATTGAAAAACACGATGTAAAATATTACAATATTCACAACCCAAAACAAATTATGGAAAACGAAATTCTTGACAAGTTACAAGGCGTCATCGAGTCGACCGCTTCTTCTAAAAAGCTATCTGAAGAAGCTGTTGCCAACATGACCAAGATCTTCCACGATGCTATTGTTGAAAAGAACAAGCAATGGGAATCCGAAAAAGACGACCTTCTTCAAAAGAAGGCTGAGTCGGACTCTGCTGCTGAATCTGCCAAACAATCTGCAGAAGAAGTGAAGGCTCAATTAGAAAACACCTCCAAGGAATTGGAAGAACTTAAAGCTCACGTAGCAGCGAAAGAAGCATTAGAGCTCTTTCATAGCCGCATGGAAGACCTGGATCAAGCATTTGAACTTGACGATGAAGATCGTTCTGTTATTGTGGATGACATCAAGTCTCTTGATTCTACAGACGAATCGTTTGCTGCTTTCAAGCAAAAGTTATCAGTTTTGTGGAAACAAAAAACAAAATCTTTTAAAGAAGAACAAGACAAAGCTCTCCAAGAGCAAATCGAAGCTGCCGTTCAAGAACGACTTTCCGGCCTCGACAAGTCCGAAGCTTCTGAAAAGACCGAAGATGAAGTTGTTGAAGAAGCAATTGAAAATGCTGAGGTTGAGCAAGAAGCAGTCGCCAATAACAATGGTGCCTCAACAGAACAAGAACTTTCCCTTCGAGAAAAATTTAAACAAGCTTTCTCCGAAGATAGCATAACAATCCAATACTAACACGAGGAAAAAACAATGGCATTAAGACTACTACCATTCAGACAATACATCGAACAGGATGTAATTAACTTGTATTCGCTTAAACATGATGATGTGCCTGCAGTCAACGGCACTGACCCATTGAGCGACCCTTCAATTAACGGCGAAAATGACAGCGGAGTTGTTGTTACAATTGCGGACGGCGATTTCGATAAAGGAATCGAGTATACCTCTGACAGCTACTTGGGTAAGATTAATTATCCTCACGTTGGTGGCAACGGTTATCCTCAGGTGACAGGCATGCGGTTCGCTGCAGCAGATATAGCTGATGCTCCCCTCGGCATCACTCTTCGCCAAACTTTAACGCACGACGAAAATGGAGAGAAACTTCTTTATTATCGTCAAAAAATGATTGAGTTACAAGCAGTACTTCCAGGCGAGGTTGTTCCCGTTCTTACACGTGGATTAATCACTCTTGACTCTTCTGCATTTGTGATTGCTCCCACAACCGGTGATGCAGTATTCACCGCTGCCGGTGGTAAACTTAGTACGACGGAGACAGGTGCAATAAAGGTTGGTACATGTATTGCCGAAGGAAGCCGCACAGCAGGATTGACAGCTGATCAATTCGCTGGTGACTCCGGAAACTCAAGTGCGTATTTCTTAATCAAAGTAGAACTTTAATCCAAATAGGAGAGGACATACACAATATGAAAATCACACTTAAAAGAACAGACGAACAAGTAGAACTTGTAAAGGCTATGGCCTCTCGCAACCGCGATGTTGCATATGAAGCCCAAATGGCTCTTGCAGAGTTTATCAACCCAGTTTTGGTTCAAGTCATTAATCAAGCTCCTGTTATCAGTAACCTTTTCAATAACTTTTCGTTTAATGAAATGGATAGCCCCAGTCTTCCACTGGATCTTTACTATGACGTAACAGCTCCTGATTACGTAAAGGTTTATAGCACCACAGTTCCTGGCGGTTTGCCCAGCAACACAGTTGCTCCTACACAAAGCGAAATGAAATTCACAACCTATCGTCTTGATAGTGCTGTTGATTTCGACAAGCGCTACGCCGCTAAGTCCCGCCTTGATGTTGTAGGTAAAACTTTCACACGTATCGCTCAAGAAGTTCTTCTTAAAATGGAAGCTACCTCTCAGTCCTTACTTCTTGGAGCTCTTCACGAAGCAAGTACAGATGGTAACGACCACTTTATTAAAGCTAATAACACTGGTGCTGGATCACAATTGATCCTTGATGATTTCAATCGTCTTCTTACTAAAGCAAAACGTATCAACACTGCATGGACTGGTTCAGCTCCTGAAGGTGGACGCATCAAGGGTGTAACAGACCTTATCATGTCTCCAGAAGCTATCGAAGGTCTTCGTGCAATGGCATACAACCCTGTGAACACTACAAAGGTAGCAGATCGCAAGACTGATATTGCAGCAACTGACAACATGCGTGACGCTATCTACAACAATGCTGGACTTCCTGAGTTCTATGGTATTTCCATTATGGAAATCAACGAGCTTGGACCAGACCGCAAGATGAATGAAGCTTTCGCAGCTCTTGAGGCTGCAACAAGCAAAGACCCAGGCGGCCATGACTTCAAGGCTAGCGATGATCTAATTATCGGCCTCGACCGTTCCCGTGAATCATTATTCCGCGCGGTTGCTCTTGACTCTGAGTCCGGATCCGAACTTAACCTTCTTGCTGACGATCAATACAGTGTTCGTCAACAAAAAATTGGTTACTACGGAGCCATGGAAGAAGGCCGCATGATCCT